GGATTCCTTGAACACCTCTTTCTCCCGTGTCTCCCTTGTTTCCTTTATCTCCCTTTGCTCCTAGAACTCCTTGGATTCCTTGAACACCCCTTTCTCCGGGATCTCCTTTGTCTCCCTTACCACCATCTCTTCCAGAAGCTCCAGTAGCACCTATAACTCCTTGGATTCCTTGAACACCTCTTTCTCCCGTATCTCCCTTGTTTCCTTTGTCTCCCTTACCACCATCTCTTCCGGCAAGACCTGGAAATCCTTTATCACCCTTATCACCCTTATCACCCTTAGGGCCCCTAAGTCCTGAAATTCCTTTAGCAGCCTCTTGTATTGCTAAAGCTTTTTGAACGTTAAGCTGTGCGGGTGTTATTATTCCAGACTGTTCCTGTTCGTAAGCTAAATTAATAATATTAAACATAATCATTCTAGAATATAATAATGACTGTCTACCAAAGGATGCTACTCTTCTAGCCCTTTCTCCTATACCACAAGATTCGTGATCAAATAATTCACCAGATGGTCTATCATTTTCTTTTATAGTACCTAGATCTGATAGAATTGTCTCTGACTGAGTTTTAAAACCTTGTTCTTCATCCTCGATTTCTTCTTCTGTATTGAGTCTTGGATCTCTTACGCATACAAATTGGTTTATCATGTTTTCATATTCTATAATAGATTCATCTGCGTTCTTTTTGGCTATTAATCGTTCTCCAGCGCGTTCTTCTTTTTGATTTTTAAGCCATTCTAAATCAAGTTCTGCATCATAACTAAAAGTTTCTCCTAAGAATCTTCTACAACCACTTTCACTTCTACATATTCTTTTAGAATCTTCTGATCTAAAAGCAACGTCTAATATATTTTCTAAGGGTTCTATGTCAGGATATGGTCTAGATTTACTTGGTAAAGCTGAAAAAATTCTTGATTTTAAGTTATTTGAATATCTATAAATTTCTTCATATTCTTCTTCAAGTATTTTATACTCATTTTCAGCATCGGATAAGAATTGAATAAAATAGTCTTTGATATTTTTACGTTGTGTTTTAATCTCATCTATAGCATCTTTAAGATCGTTAATGTCTGGGTTTGGATTTGAATCAGTTTTTAAATTGTCTTCTACATTTTTTTTCAATATTCTTACCTTAACTTTAATTCTATCTGCAACTCTTTTATAATCTGTAATTTTTTGTGCATATTGTGGCATCTCTTGTGGAAGAAGACTAAATGCCGCTTCTTGTGTTATGTCAATTAAAGCCCCGACATCTAGTTCGTTTTCACCTGGCGCCATAATAGAATCTAAACGACTTATGAAACCTTCTGGATCCTTTAGAGCTTCTTTTTTAGCGGCTACAAGTCTCATTAGAGTAATTCGAGCATCGACTATAAAATTATGTTCTGAATTTCTTTCAATGCCATCGTAACCCTTACCAATCCCCTTCACACCCCCGTTGTGTAAATGATTTGTCGCTGCAAATATGGAGTCCCAAAAGTCGTGGCGGTTCCAGTTATTAAAATTTGGGGGGTCAAGTTGATAGACATTTATCTCTGATCCATCTGCGGATACACAAGCTACTGTTTTATCAGAAATACTCGTCCATTCTCTATTAATATTGTTGCCAACCGCGCCTCCACCGACGCTGACGCTTTCGCTTGCTCCTAATCTAACCCTTGTTCCCCAATCCCGATTCATGTACCAATCCGGTGCCTTACAGCAGGGGTATACTTTCCCTTGGATGCCTTCGGGGTGCCCCATCCCGCCTCCGTTATCATGGGTCCAGAGACTACGACCTACCTCCTCTTCCCACTCTTCCCTAGTTTTACGAGGACGTGATTCATCCCTGGTATTATTATCTACATTTGTATCACATGGATGAGTTCCACGCGTCTTGGTAAGACCGTGCATCCAATAATTAAAATGATTCTTCGGTATTAATCGCCCAGTTACACCTTCCATCCATGGAATATGACCTGCATAACCATATCCCCCATGGTTGTAGGAACTGTTATGATCTCCCGCAGATCTTTTAAAGAAGTAATCAATTCCTGCATTACCATACCTCGCATAAATAACATCTCTCCACATGAGTACATCCTCTAATTTTTCTAAATCAGGCATAGGATTATCTTCGGTTGGTAGAGCATCTCTTATAGATACATAATTATGCTTTGCTAGCTCGTAAATGTTTGTTGTTCTTTCTGGTAAATCTTCAAGTTTAAGTGTTGGATAGTCATGCTCGTGCTTTATATTAGGACCATCACCGTGCTGCCGTACGTCCCAAGCTCCTTGTGAGTCACCATGCTTCGGGTTGCGCGCCTTCCCGCCACCACCCCTGTCTGGTACGTACGCAGGCCACCCCACTTCTCCTTCCTTACCTTCTGTCCAATGCTTTTCCATAGAATTTATACTAGAATCTATCTTCGAAACTATTAAAAGGGTTAATGAAAAAATAACTATAAATGTTAGTAGATGTTTGTCTATCATTACATTTATAGTTATTAAATATTTTTATTAACTGATAAAAACTACCAGCCTCCAAGAAATCCATCATCGTTAATAGAAAGACCGCCGTCGCCTCCTTTTCCAGGAGGACCGGGTGGTCCTTGGACACCCTTGTCCCCCTTGTCTCCCTTAGCACCGTCCATCCCAGACAATCCATCAGTTCCTTGATCTCCTTTGTCTCCTTTGTCTCCATCATCCCCTTCATCTCCCTTGTCTCCCTTACCTCCATCTCTTCCAGCTGCTCCAGCCCCACCTTTATTTCCCTTGTCTCCCTTGTCTCCCTTAGAACCGTCTTGCCCGGCCGTTCCATCATCCCCTTCATCTCCCTTATCTCCCTTATCTCCTTTTCCGGCGAAAGCACCGGCTTCACCGCGTTCACCTTTAGGTCCTCTTTCTCCGGGATCTCCCTGGTCTCCCTTAGGACCTGGTTCTCCAGGAGCACCTGGAAGACCGTCGATACCTTTCGGTCCTCTTATACCTGGGTCACCCTTAAGCCCTGGCGTTCCTGGAGGACCTGTAGGCCCAGGGATTTGTGGCTTTAAGTTATAATCACCGAGATCTTCAATTTCTACTGTTTTGTTTAAGAGCAACGCCTGTTCGTAACGTGATAATTCATCCTTAAGGAAAGAAGGGCATCTAAAGAAATAATCAGATACTTCTGGATTGGTTGCCGTGGGTTTCATGGCTTTTTTGTGGCGGTTCGCTCTATCTTTTTGAGAATTATTAGCGGAGGGCCACCATGGTTGCTGTTTTGCATGATTTAATCTATCTTCACTAATTGATGAGTTATTATAGGCAGAATTATTTCTATTATGATTGTCTAAAGGTGTTGCATGTTTATGTGAACAACGAGCTGATGTACCACTGTCGTTTATGTTCCAACCATTTCGGGGTTTGGGATCAGTATCTCCACATCTTCTAGCATATCCGTAGTATTTTCCTTGGTCATTCATATGTATAAACTCGTCACATTCTCTACCTTCATGCCTTTGTCTTATTGCGTCAATCCAAAAGCAATTTACCTGTGGTACTCCACAGCGACTATCAGCGCTTGCATCATATTCTCTATATGGATTAAATAATGCTTGACCAATTACAGTTCCGGCAGATTTTGCAGTTCCGATAAGTTCATCGTTTACATCTGTTATACTGACATTTTCAGCAAGTATATTACCTGTACCCCTGCTATATAGAGTTCCTAGATTTGTATCTTCTTTAATTTCTACCATTCCCAAAACTGCATTTTCTTCTACTACAACCCATAATCTCTTATTTGTAAGAAGGTATTCTACTTCGGCCCAATTAACAGGTTTACCACTATCTCTACTCATTAACTGCCATGGGTCCCAATTTCCTCGATATTGTGGATTTTCTTTTTCACCGTGATGACCACAAAGATCCTTATTGTTAGGACCTAAATTAGGGTGAGGTAAAGGTAGTTCACGCCCCTCTTCTTCTGCGCCAATAGGTGTTGGATAAACTTCATATACATTTACTCTTGTATCATTTTCGTTTAAGAACATAGAGCATAAAGGATCGTCCTCTTGTTCTACAAAAGGTTCATCTACATTTTCTAATTTAGTTCTTGCTTTATATATAGCAACCGTTTGATCCCCACCAAATCTAGGTTTAAATTGGATAGTTCCATCTTTTTCATAATAACCAGTTGTATCATCTGCGTTTTTAGATATATTGGTATTGTTTACATTTATTTTATATGCATTAAATTCGTGGGGAGTATAACAATCTTTATCAGCTAATAATGTGTAATATCCACCTACTTCATCGCCTATGTTATTGGCTTCTTCGAATTGGTTAAAATTATATAATCTACATTCTCCCAAATTAACGTCATATGTACTATTAGATTCTGCTAACCCGAAAAAGGGATAATTTAAATTTCTTGCCATACTCGCACATTGATTCCAAGTAAGGTATGAACCAAATCTTGGAACAACAAGAGTTTCATCACCTGTTGGGGTTAAACTTTGAACCCTATTTGCTTTTATTTTTCCATCAACTTTTCTTGTCGGTCTGAAACAACCAACGTACTCTTCTTTTTTTATTATTCCTTCATCTAATATATTAAAAGACTTGAGGGCTTCTTCTGCAAATTTTTCTATATTTATTACCGTTTGTTCTAATACCTGGGTCCTTGATTCAGGGCTCATAGACTGTAATGTAGCTCTAGCCTGTTGAGCAAGACTTGTCGCCTGTCCGCTATGAACTTGAGCAGCTTGCCAGCCATTTTGTCCATAATCTTTAGCATTTAATGCACCATTTTTTGCATTCATAGCATCGATATATGCCGCGTTTATAAAAGCAATTCTCTGCGCTTCTACAGTCTCTGAATTTTCGCGATACTTATCAATAAACCATTTTACCATTAAACATATTGCAACAATTACTGCAACTACTAATATAAATGTAATCACATTCCTTGGATTAAATTTAATAGATTTCATTTATATTAATATATATATTTTTTTATTTTTTGTATTTCTCCGTATTCAATAAAGTGATTAACCCATAACTTCATCCCAAACTCTATCTAGTTCGTCCTGAGGTACTGGAAGGAAGCCAACCTCTTGTGCAGCCCATGCCCATACTCCTATAGTTTCAACCTGGTCATAAATGTCGCTTATTTGGGTTGTATGAAGACGCTGTTTTGCCTTTAAGTCTTTAAAATCTTCTCTTAATGTAGAAATTGAACTTCTAGAACCAATTACTAATATAAGCAATATAAAAGTCATTATACAAAGTGGTGCCACAACCGATGCAAATACTGCTACAGATACCATGTTATTTATTAGATAATATATATTTTTAATTATTTAAAAATAAACATAAGGACATTTTTTATAAGTTATTATATAATGTAATGGATACATTAATTCCGGCTATATCAGCTGGTATTATATCGAGTATAGTATGTAATCCTTTAGATGTTTTAAGAATAAATAAACAAATAAATAAAAAAATCATATTAAATGTAAATACGTGTTTTAAAGGTCTTTCATATGGTGTTTATGCAATTACTCCATATTGGGCATTATATTTTTCTATTTATGAAAAATTAAAAACAAATAATAATTTAAATATACCATTAAGCGCTTATATATCTACGTGTATGGCAAGCACAGTTACTACACCTTTTTGGGTTATTAAACAAAAAGCTCAGACTGATAAAATGCATGATGTACATAAGATGACGTATGGTCAATTTTACTCTGGATTAATTCCTACTTACATATTAGGATTAACATTCACGATTCAGATTCCGATCTATGAATATCTCAAAAGTAAAACAAATAATTCTACTTTTAATACATTTATAAATACATCTCTCTCTAAGACAGTTGCTTCAAGTATATTTTATCCACTTGATACTATAAGAGCTGTTTTGAGAAATGGAGGAAATTTCTCAGGAATGAAAATACAACACTACTATAGGGGCATTGGTGTTTATCTTATGAGAAGTATACCTTATCACACTAGTGTTTTCTGTACATTTGAATTTGTAAAAAATTTAATGAATGAAAGTCCTTGTAAATAACAATCGGCTAGATCGTCTTTTTTCTTGTGATTTTCAAAAAACTCTTTATGAGATTTAATAAGATGTCTAGTATGAACTATACCTAAATTTTTATTTCTAGTGTATTTGCTTTTAGCTTTGTGTTCGATTTGAATATCACAGCATTTTAATTTATATTTAGCAGCATAAAATTGAATTTTAGCATCTCTTTGTTGTTCATGATTAATTCTCAGTATAAAATAAACATAAATAGCAGTAGAAATGTTTCTCATTTTAGGATTAAATGACGGCTGCTTCTCAAGAAGAATTACGTCAGCTTCTCTAAGGTGTTCAAGTTGATCTAATTCTTCTATAACTCTAAGAGTTTCGTTTACCCCTGAACAGTCTATTAAATTCCAATCTAAAATAGTTCCATCTATAGAATCTAACATACAATATGCTAAATTTTTAATTCCAATATCAAATGATAAAATTATCATTATATAATGTTAATGTATTTTTGTTTTTTAAATAGATTTTAAATTCAATAAAGGTATTAAATCATTCATATCTTCTTTCTTTTTTTGTTTTTCAACTTTAAGTTTATTTATGTCATTTATATCCCAAGATATAAATAATTTATTAGTTGCTAGTATTACTACACAAAAACCTTCATTTACTAAACTAATGTATAAATAATTTGTCATTTCACTAACGTCGTATCTTGGATAACCAAATGTATAACCTTGTACTGTATATATACACTTTAGTTCTCCGTGTTTAGATAAATGAGAAATTTTTTCTGTAAGTTTTAATAACATTTCCTTTTTAAGAGCATTGTATCTATTTTGTTGCCTTTTTTGTGATTCTAAAACAGTTCTTAAACCATCCATATCTTAATATAAAATTTTATATTAAAAATTTATTTAAAAAAGCGCAGGAGTTTGTATTGTCTTTTTATCATCCTGATTTTCATCTTCATCATCTTCATCATCTTCATCAGATGAGTCTTCTATAGAATGAGAATTATTAATTCTTATATTTTCATTGTCATTTTCAATGTCATTGTCATTGTCATTGTCATTGTCATTGTCATTGTCATTGTCATTGTCATTTTCATTGTCATTTTCAATGTCATTATTAACTATACCCATTTGAGGCGTTAATTTAGTAATCTCCCCGATGGGTATATCTCTTTTAAAATCATCTTCAGGAACATTAGATTCTAAATCATCTTCGTAATTAAATGAATTATCTGGTATAATATTGTTAGTCTCAGGTATTGGAACGTCTTCGTCAAATGCTCCAGATAGATATTCATTTAAAATGTACTCTATTGGTACTTGATTAGATATTGCATCAGTTATTGATGTAGTTATAATACCTAAAATTCTTTCTTTATCATGTATATTATCTGGATAATAATAAATCTGTTCAGATAAATTTATAATTATTTTATGTAAAAAGTTATTAAGATTTGGAACCTTTATTTTGATTGATTTATCGTCTGCCTTTATTCTAACACATGCAAGTATTTTTACATGACTCACAAATATAGCAGTTATTAAATCCATTAAATACGGATAATTCTGATTTATTTTTCTAAGATATTCGTCTAATGTGTAATTAGACCATCTAGGGACATTTTTAAGTTCTTTTTGAAAGTTCGAGTATGAAATTTTTCTCCTTAGATTATTTTTTTGAGAGTTTGTAAAAATATTTCTAATTATATCATACATCTCAGGTAGTAGAATAGTAATTAATTGTTTAGTATATTCTTCCTTAGCGGCAACTATAACATTAACGTTTAATGTTTCAGACATTTATATTGTAATGTTTTTTATTTTAAAAGTTAAATTAAACCTCAAAATTAAATATAGATATAATATTATAAATGCCCTGCGAGAGAAGTAAAAAAATTGTAAAGTGGGATTTATCTAACGATTTCATTAAAAAGATTAAAGAATCTCTTCGTAAAGATAAATATGAAATAGCTGGTAAATTATTATTCAAAGATGAAGAAACTTGTAAGAAAGACATATGTAATAAAAAAAGTACTGATTTTAAAATTAACGTAGGTAATGAAGACTCTGTTGCTACCCCACATGGTATTATTAATTTTCATACACACCCAGATCAATGTTACATAGATGCAAATACAATATATGGCTGGCCATCTGGAGAGGACATATATCAATGCATTTCATTTGCTAAAAGAGACAATTTAATTCATATAGTTTTTACTAAAGAGGGTGCTTATATAATAAAAGTGAATAAAATAATAACCAACCCCGAGGCTAAAATGGTAGAAAATATATTAAAACATACTCATCAATACAGAAGTCCTAACCCGTTAAAACAGAATGAATTATTTACTGATATGATTAGTATTCTTAAACTAAGAAAACAGTCGAATCCTGTTAAAACGTGGATAAATCTCGTTAATAATTTGTCTCTTAAAAATATATACACATTGTACAATCATAAATTTAGAAAAAATCATTCTATTCCCACTGATAATACTAAAGTATTTTCAGTGGAATTAGTGAAGTATGGAAAAAATATGAAATTTAATACTAATTACATTACTGAAGTGTGTCATAGGAAATCTTTTCAGTAGAATCTTCTGTAAGACATAGAATTTCTGGGGTTTCATAAAAATTAACCAGGATCCCTCTTTCACAATTTACATTTTTTAGGTATTTTTTAAGTTGAACAGTTTCTTTATTCATTAATCTCGTATTTTGAGACTTTAGTTCAATTATGAGATTAATATTATAAGGGGCAATCTCATTATAAATAACTATGTCAGCTCTTTCAAAACCAATATATACACCTTTGTAATGTATGGGAATAATAACTTCAGTTCCGCAATAATAACCCAATCTTTCTAATTCAATTCTTAAAGCATTTTGGTATATATTTTCTTTATAAAAGTCACCAAGTTCAACTTTTACTTTTTTTATGCAATTCAGTACATTTTGGATTAATTCATCCATTTACATATATAATTAATTCTTTCTTTAAATAGAATTGAAATTAACAGAGTTAAGAGCGTGTTGTAGACAATTTACCTTTCTTTTATGCGCGCGTTCTTGTGGATTATGTATCATCTTTTTAATTATATTAAGATAGTTATTATGATAATCAGTTGTTTGATTTCCATCAAAAATTGTAACATTTCCTAGAAGACCTGGCAATAGCCAGTCATCATGATATTGTTCACATTCCATCAGGTATTCCAAAGAGATACCAACCTCACTAGGACGGTTACGTTCTATTACCCTGTTATAACAGTTTTCAGCTGAAGTTTTTAGATAAATGAATTTAGGTTTCGGAATATCTTTCATAAAATGATCAAACCACATCCTATAACATGAAAGTTCTATGTCATTAATTTTACAAGCTTTATGCAACATTTTTGTAAAAACATTAAAATCCGTATAAACACATCGTTCTGTGATTATAGCAGTTGCACCAATTTCCTCAGCTTCTTTTATCGCATTTTGTAGTCTTGCAAGACGAGAAATGTATGCAGTCATTTGAAAACAAAAAGAATATTCATAAGGGTGGTCATAAAATTGTTGCAACAAATTAATTCCATTAGTGTCCTTGATAGACTCCCATACATCAACGGGTTCTTCGACGAAAATAATATCGTTTCTATCATACAATTGCGCACGACAGTAATTAAAAAATGTTG